GAGCGCCTGATCGAGATGATGTGTGTCCCGGTAATCTCCTGCAGATTCAGGCCGGCGCGCTCGACTGCCTCGTCAGCGATTGTCGCTAGGTTAGGGTCGAATAAAAATGAGCCTGTGGTTGCCATCTGCTATCCCCGAGTCTACGAATACTGGTGCCTGATCTCCGCCAGTGCCCAGTCACCAGTCAGATTCGTGCCAGCCGCTGAATCTCTCATGAATTGGAACTGCGTTAGCCGACCTGCTGTGAGACCAAAGAACGCCAAAGTGAACCCCAACTGATCGTATTGGAAAAACTCGTTAGTCGGAATATCGAAATCGCCAGAATTGATCTCTGCAAAGTTGGCAGCGACCGCTCCGTTATCTGGAACTTGCCGAATTGCAAGCCGTGTTCCTATCTGACGAGCGCCTGCTGGCGCGGTTTCAGCGCGACCTATGAAAGTTATCGTGAAGCTGGTCGCGCCCTCAGGAATGACGTGCTGCCAGCCAACACCCTCTCTTGTCGTGGGGAGGTTAGATCCATCAAACAGCAGTACCCTTAACGCGGCGTTGTTTGTGTCCGCGACTGGGCCACCTGGCGGAGTGGTTTCTAACCAGCCAGCAGCGCCGGGAATCAAGTTATCAGGGTCATAGTGGAACTCTGGGAATGTCACACCCACAGCTGGCGATGGATCGCCAACCGCCACGATTGCAACCTCGGTATTCTGGTTAGGCTTAACGCCCTGCACTACAATCTGGTCAATGCCAAAGGTGCGAAAGACCCCACTGTCGGTGTTCGAAGAGATCTGGACAACGATGAAGTTGTCAGAGTTCGACCGGTCCTGGATGTAGAGAAACGAGCCGACACCCAGCTGGTCGAGAAAGTTCGCCATGTCGGCGCCATCGTCATTGATCTCATGCAGGAAAATTTGACCCGCCGCCTCCGGCGGGTCAGCGCTGAACCTGAGTTGCCCAGTCGCTGGAGGCGAGTTGGTCTCTGTACGAAACCTCCACGTGCCAAGGCCGGCGACTGGTGCGCCTGCAGAAGGTCCACCGCCAATGTCGCCAGATGTGAGTCCTTCGAGGCCTCCGCCACCGAGACCCATGACTAGGACGTCCTTGGAGAGGCTTGTACGACCTCAAGATCAACGGTTCCGTCTGGACCTCCCGTCAAAGTCGCATTCGATTTCAGTCGAATCGCCCTCACCGGAAACGCCAGGTTGCCTGTCGCACTTGCGACCAGGTTCACAATGCTGTCGTGATCGAAGATGTTGATCTCAGGGAAGAACAGTCCGAACTCACTCCTGACATGCTGACTGGTACCTGCCGTTGGAGCATTGCCGCGGCGATCAAGGATGTTGGACAGCGTAAGCTCGACCGTCATGTCTGCCGTGAAGCCCGCAAGGATCGTCAGACCGAGAGCCACATCGAAATCAGCCACCATGTAATCGAGCGGCAGCCAGTTCGTTGACACAATGTCGTCTGTGCCGGCCTCAACATTCCCGACCAAATCGGCATCGACCTTAATCGACGTCACAGTCTTGAAGGCTCGCACCGTGGACGTGATGTTCGTATCCACGCCCTGCACTGCCTCCACAAGCTGGTTGCCCTTGGCGTCAGTACCCGTGACAACTAAGACACGCGCTCTGTCGTCGTCATTGAAGTCAAGCGTCACCTGGCGGGGAATGTCCAGGATCGCCACGTTATCAACGACAAGCACGCCATCGAGGACTAGCTCCTGAATACCTCCGGCCGTCGCAATCTGCACTTCTGCAATGCCATCGATGTCACCAGCGTCGTAGGGAGCGATTTTTAATACTCTTGGCCTCATGATGTGGCCCTCCTATTCGCTGTGGTTAGATGGCTGACGGTACGCGCTGTCTCGAGTCAGTGAAATTCTGGCCGATGCCGTCTTTGGTGAGATCCGCCAGGTACATTACCTCGATGTCTTCAGTCAAAGCGATAGGCGTATATCGCGCTCGCTGATCCACGTTGGTCGCAGTTTGCGTGGTGTTGTTGCCACCATTGAAATCACCAGTGATCTCGATGGTGCCACCCTCAACAGGAAGGTGCATTTGCGACCGAGGAAGGAAAGTTTGTAGCGGGTCCACACATCGCCTTCTCAGCCCACGAGGTCCGGTTTCCTGTTGGCCGACAGACACGACACCGGCTGTATCGGCATCGACGATGACGCGATCGATCAGGGTGAAATGCTTAACACCCTCGACCGTGGTCGCATTCGGGCCAGTGATCTCTTCGGCCTGTGGTCTGCCGTTGGCATCCCGTCCGAGAATCGTGAATGTCCTCGCGGTTTCGTTGGCAGCCGCAGTGATCGACACACGACCGCAAAATTCCTGAATGCCAACACCATCGACGGCATTGGTGCCATCGATATCCAGATCCTGGTCTGCCGTGCCAGCCGCTGGTGTCTGGTTGGCCGCGTGCAGTTGGTTGTTGCTCGAGCCTCCCTGGAAAAACTCGGTAACCAGGACAGCTATCCGTAGTCCACGGAGAGTGTTGCCCAGTTCGTCGCCCATCCCGAATTCCTCAGAACCGAGATTGAAAGCAACGCCGTCGCCGGCCAGTATTTGTGATGCATGGGATAAAGTGTGCTTACTCATGACAGCCCTCCTTAGGGGCAGCGGCGCTTTTAAGCCGCGTCAGTTGTTGTAAAAGTTCTCGGGGAGACAATTCCCCCCGAGAACCGTTTCCTACTCGTGGTTACTTGCTTAGGTGCCACCTCCTGGTGAACCGTAAGCTCCACGCCAGTCAGACCAGCCGTAGCTGTAGCGCTCACGAGCCTTGTAGCGCAGGTTGCCAGTCTCGAAGTCGCCTTCGATTCCTCGCTGCACATTCTTGCGCACAAAATGCTTTGTGCCATCAGGGCAATCGGTCAAAAGAAACCAGGCATCTGGATCGGTGAATCGGTGATTCACGCAGAACCCGTCGGCCACTGTTCCCAGTGTGTTGATTGCATTGATGTCGTTATCGCCTGTGCCGGTTCGATATGGCGACTGCAGGATCCGTGTTGCCACGAATTGCAGTTGCGTCGGCACTGCCATCTTCTTGATCTGACAAGCGATCGGGATTCCCCGGTCATCGTCAAACTCAGAGATGTCAATGGCTGCCTGCTCCAAAGAAGCCTCGGCCAGATCAGCCGCGACTGCCAGGGTGTTAGCCTGGACGCCACCACCGAACTGCGGATGTGCTGAGCTAAACAGCGGCACGCCGTCGCCACCCGGGAAGGTAGCGTCGAAGCCGTTGTTAAAGATATCAGCACCCTTAACTTCTTTGGTCTGTTGCAGTGAGCGAGCGAGCGCACGAGCGTACTTGCTACCGATCGAACCGTACAAGCCGTCCTCTTCCGCTTCCTCAGTGATCGAGAAAGCCAAAGCGATCGTCTCATGCGTGTATCGGGCAACGTAACTCTCAGCCCCCTCGTCGTACGCGACACCCTCCCCTTCAGGCTTGACCGGTGCTGCGTCGAAGCCAGCGAGCAGGACATCTTCCTCGAAGGCCTTGACCGACCGTTCGATTGCGAAAAGATATTTCCACTCTTCTGGGTAGCGTGCGTACTCCATGCCAAACACCGTGTTCAGCCCCTCTTGCAGCTGCTTCCTAAAGTCAGCGCGATTCATAGCCATGTTGCGTCTCCTTTAGATCGCAGTTACCGAGGACCTGTTCTCGTGTTGATCGATGAGAACCAGGGCGTCAGCAAACTCGCCAAAGTCGTTGTTGACCACGGGGCCAGCAAGCCCCAGGATCTTCAGCGTGCCCGTTCCGCTAATCGTCGCTTGGTCAGCTTCGAAGGCACTACGACCTGTGAATGAATTCCCCGCACCAACCAGGTAGTCCAACTTCTGGCCTACATTTGCTGCGATCAGTCCGGCGGAGCCTGATACCTGGATCACGAATCTCATATCGGGATCGTCGTATACCAGAGCCTCTACCGGGCTGCGGGGGTCCTCTTGTACTACGGTGCCTGCTATCCAGCGCGGCCGGAACTGTTGCTCGCCATTACTATCGACGTAACGTACGCCTGCGAACACGCCTATGGCGCGATCGCTTGCTCCGCATACATCAATAAAAGCTCGACCATTCAGCGCACTCGCCGAACCCGTCGTCTTTACCGGGTCACCGGAAAAGATGTCGTTCGGATGCTGATCGTCGATGGCGTACGCCACTAACCTACCTGGCGTTCCGCCTGCTCCATGCCTTACTGGAAGCAGACCATTTGGTCTGTCCACGTTCATTCGGATAAGCCCTCCGCTATCACGTGATGGTTAATTGATCAAAAGTCGTCGTCGGCTGCCTCTACTTGCCTGGCCGTACCTGCGGCGACTCTCACCTTGGAATGACCACTGCGTCGGATATTTCCGAAACCAATATGGTCTTCGCTGTGCACTCCCTTGACTTGCCGTTCGACCGCGCCTGTTTGCCGAGCTTGCTTGCGCTTGTAAAAGCGCTCGCGTTGCTGAGCGACACGTTCGGGCATTTCCATCAGGATCAAGTCCTCTGCGCCGATGTAGTCCCCGTCGCCCAGGCTGTCGTGTTGGATGATCGGCAGTGAAAGACCGCCCATGGCCGAAGCCTTGAGTGGTCGCCATCCCTCACGCATTGCCTTTCTTAGGCGAGCGGTGTCTCGGACGTTTCCAAGACGTATCCGAATCCAACGCTGGACCATGCCCGGCCGTGCCGGCGGAGCTTCAAGGTCTGACGGCCTGACCCACTCGGTGACCTCGTTGTCGAGATCGGCCGTGTAGTCAGACGCGAACGCTGTATCGGTATTTTCATCGTGTGGTGCCTCGTGGCCGGATCCGGCAGCGTGCACCATCTGATCGCCAACATTTCGTTGGCCAGTCTTTTCGGCTGTGCGGCGCTCGAGAGCGGCGCGTCGGCCTGCTTGCATTTTCTCAACCGCTGCCTTTTGGGCAGGAGTTCTTTCTGGTTTCGTTGCCTCGACTGCCTGCGGATCAAACTCTTCCTCAGAGCTATCGACATCAACGTCAAACACGCTATCGCCTTGACCAGGATTCATGCCGTTCTCCTTTCTGCATCTCGCTTCTGAGTTTCAGCAACCTGCTTGGCGTACGCGGCACAGTGTTCAGGGTCCTGTGGATCCAGATGGAACCTGACCATGTTGGCCTTGTGCGCAGCAGTCAGCACAACTTTCGAACCACCACCTTGACCGTTGTCGCCACGTTTGGTCCCACGTCGCGTTCCGCCGGCACCGCCGGGTTGAGCAACAGGTGACTTGCGGCGGCCCCGACCTTCACCAGGCTCGATATCGATCTCGATCTCGTCCGGGTCAATCTCGCGGAGGCCTTCGTACTTCTTGTCAAAGTTATGGTTGAAGCGAGACCAGTAGGCTTCGCTGTCCGGGTTGAAACCCATCGAGACGAGCTTCTTGTCCAGCTTCCTGGCGTACACGACCGCATCTTCATGATCGGGATCGGACCACCATTCCTGGTTGTCCCGAATGAATTGCACAGCGCGTTTGTTAGCGGGCTGATCTGCAGCGCCACCAGCGTCCAGGTCCTCGATGATAGTCACAGAGGCCTCGGCAGCAGCCTGCTTGGCCTGCTTGTCGCTGTTGAGCTTGATCAGTTGCGAGTTCAGCGCGGACTGGGCTTTGGTATCGCCTTCCTCCATCGCCGCTTCCATCTTCACGGTAAGCTCGGCTTCCTCGCCGGAGAACTCTTCCTCGATAGCATCGATTTCCTTGCCGGCCTTGAGTTCAGCGACTTCTTGTCTCAAGGTGCTCAACTCGCCGGCAACCTCGGTGCTTCGCTCATCGAGGTCCTGCTCTAACTGATCTGTTTTGCGCCTGGCTTCCAGCGCTGCACGTCGTTGGTCTTTCGAGACACCGTCCGGATCCTTTGCGGGTGGAGTTCCACCGGCATCGTTTTCAGCGGCGCTCACAGCTTTATTAAGATCTTCCTCATCGAGGTCGACCTCTACAAAAGCCTCGTCTGGGTTCTCAGGTTCCTCGACCATGTCACCAAACCCAGCGGCGGATACCGGCGTGGATTCACGGCGGATATCTTCGAACTCGTAGTCGAATTGTTTTTTAGGCATGCTGCCCTCCAGCGGCCTGCGCATGAAACTTACAGAGTCACGTGCACGTTGTCACGATGATTAGATCGCTAACGTATCGAGTCTCTCCGGCTGATCTGTCTCGCCCCACATCTCGGTGTCGGTGATAAGTACGAACTGCAAGCCGTCAATCGTCCGAAAACGAGTGCCGGCATTCTTGTAGAACACGACCTTGTCGCCCAGCTTCGGGTTGTCCTCGCGACTGAGCTTAAGCCCTGCACGAGTCTTCGCCTTATAGGCCAAGCGCCCTATCGCAACTACCATCCCCGTGTACGTTAAATACGCTTCGATGTCTCTGGTCTCTCGTGTCAACTGAAAACCCCACTCGGTGGTTTCTTCAGGTTCACGAATCATGACCAGGCATCGCCAGTACAACGGTCTGAACGGTACGTGCGGCGCCCGCGGCCTGCGCCACGGTCTCAGGAAATTCAACAACCGAACTTGCCAGTTTCTCTGGTTTGCGCACCAGTCCTCGATTTCATCGTAAATGGCATTAGCTGCCCGTGCTTTCGCGTCTGATGTTACGACCAGGTCAACGACTTGCTCAGCGGTTTCACTCATGTCTGTAGTTCTCCCAGTTCATCATCGTCGACATCGTCGTCCGAGAGTTCCACAACAAAATCACGTAGATCCTTAAGCGCTGATACTTCGCCAACCTTGCGGTTGTACTTGTCGCGCTCGAGTCCTGCGTCCATAGAGTCGTGGGCATCTGAGACCTTCTCATCGATGCGATTCAGAATGTGCCGTTTGTTCAATGCATATAGCCCTCGTGACCAGGGCGGTGGCGGTTACCAATCGGATGCGCCACCGTCCCCGGTCTGTTGGTTTTTACCCATGGCACCGATCGCGCCGTCATTAGCTGACTTCGCTCCGTGTCCCATCGTGTTGCGAGCCATACTGTCCTTGCCGTGGTGAAGCTTCGACTTCTCCTCGCCTGACTCGCCCCCTCCCTGGATGTCCGTACTCTTCGAAGGTTTCTTATCAGCCTTGTGAGTCGCTTTGACGTGACTCACGGCTAATACTTCATCTTCTTGGAGCCGTGACCGGGGTTGCCCCCTTTCTC